AACAAAATGGTTATGATGTCCACAGCACCTGATGCCGTGCTCAGTGTGTTGGTGCCTCCTGCAAAAATCATTCTGTTGGCACTGTCTGTGCCATCTGTGAATGTTCTGTTACCTGTGTTGTCCTGTTCCAAAATCAGTGTGACACTTTGTCCATTTGCCGGATCTGTGAATCCTGTAAATGTGACACTTTCTGTAAGAATCAATCTCTGTATGTTGCCATCTCTCACATCCACATTGACAGAACCAGCACTGTCTGTGGTTATGGTGTTGATGGTTTCTGTGTAACCCTCTAGATTTGGATTTATGAATGATTGAAAATTGCAATTCACTGTTTGGTTAAGAGGATTTCTTAAACCAATGTTTTTGCCCAAACCACTATCAAAACCAATGGAAATGTTGTCACCTTCTGCTAGGTTAAATGTGGGTGGTGCCCAACTCAATGTGCCTGCTCCATCCGATGTCAACACATAATCTGGTGAAGGGGAATCACTAAGAGGAAATCTGTATGATGGCACAAAAACGCTTCCTGTATTGTATGTGCCAAACACAATGGCATTTTCTTCTTGAGTTTGATCTTGACTCACTGCCAATTGTATGTCTTTGTATCTGCCTGATGTGATCCTTAAACCCGGAATGTTTGAATTGTCCAATTGAATACCATGACCATTATTTCCTCCACTGTCTGGGTCAGTTTTACTAGAAATTGAAATACCATGTTCATACAAACGGATCTGAGGTTTATCTGGGTTATAATCGTTTAAAAGTGTGAGCACTCCACCGTGGTTAATGATTTCCACTTCAGAATTTACTGGTGCATTGGGATCATCAGCACTGTCTGGGCCTGTGGGTGTGAATTCCAAACCAACTTCTTTGGTCAGTTTCATCTTCAATCCTGCAAATTCGGCACTGTCTGCATCATCCACAAAACTGAATCCGTTCACATTCAAATCTTCTGTGAGTGGATTGCCCAAACCACTTGCTGTGGATGAAATGATCACACCACCTGTGGAATCTTGATCCACTGTGATGTTGTCACCTGCTGAAATGTTCAACAATTGATAATTGGTGCCTGGTTTTATGGTGCCTGATACGGAATCATACACCAACACATCACCATTTTGTATGCCTGATGTGTCCACAAAGTTAACAATATCGTTAACTGCGTCACTCATGGTTTTGAGTTCTGGTCTGCTCTGTGCAATTGAATTGTTGTCTGAAGCAAATGCGTTGGAATCTGGTTTGTTAATTGGCCATGCCATTAGGTTATCCTCTGTGTGTTGCCATCAGCATCTGTTTTGTAACTGATGAATTTCTGCATCATGATATCAACCGTACAATCTATTCTTGTGCGTTTGCCATATGCATCTATGTTGAAAATATTTAACACAGGAGGGTCTGCCTGTTTGTCCACAAAGATAACTGGCACATCTGTGGCACCTGCTGTGTCTGCCAAATCAGCAATGAGTGGTTGCACCATGATGCTTTTGATGTTCACAGTTTCTGTGGTGTTGAGATCCAATTGTCTTGCTCCCACTGAACCCGCCAGTGTGCTGGTGTCTAGATTGGAAATGGTTTGCAGTTCTGTGAATGTGTCCACACCTGCCGCAAAACGCTGAAATGCAAGATCTTCTGGTGCACCTGCACTGTCTTTGCTGATGTTGAATTGAAATTGAAAATACCTGCCTGTGATGGTGTTGATGAATGCTGTGTTGGGTGTGATCACCAGTGTGCTGGCACTGTCTATTGCACCACCTGTGGAATCTACGGTATCGCCATAATACACAGTGGTTGTAATAGGTGCTGTTGCTGTGCAATCAATCACCGGAGTAACTGTGTCGCGTATGCCCAGATCCTGTATGGGTGATGTGAATTGCAGTGTGCTGGCACTGGTGCCATTCCATGTGTTAAAATTGTCCCATGTGTAACCTGCACTGTCTTCTGTGCCTGCCCATGTTTCTTGTCCCAGTGTTCTGTATTCATTTGCTGATTGATCGTAAAATCCTGTGCCCGGCATGCTATAACTCCAATGGTGTTATGCCTGGAGGAAGTTGTGGTCCAAAATTTCCCGGCATTTTGAATATGTATAAATTTCTTGCCAACCAATTCACATAACTGCTCAAGGTCATGCCTTCATCTGTCAGTGTGCCATTGTACCAATAACTTCTGTAGTAAGGTGTGTTGTAGTAGAAACCACCCTGTAGATTCATGCCCAATTTGCTGTTGATGTTGTATTCAAACTGTCCTATTGTGGCAATCACTCTGATGGCAAGATAGGTTGGATTGTGAATGAACATGTCATATTCTGCTCCCAATACACCTGCTCTCAACACATTGCCCTGTGATGTTTGTATATAATTCTGTGTGAGTGCATAAGGACCCACCTGACTGTTTTGATCAGCGGCATTCTCAATGGATTTCCAATTGATCACATCTTCTTTGATCAAGGTTTGTGCAGTTGAATTTGGATTTAGATAATATCTTATTCGGTATGTTTCAAAACTGGCAATGGGTTTGGCAAATCTCAATTTTATTTTCATGAAATTGTCCAAAGTTTGTCCACCCAAAGTGTATCTGTTTGGATTTTGCACACCCCCGATCACTTCTGCTGTTCCCCCTGTGGTTGCTAGACCTTGTTGATTAGCGGCACTCAGAGTGGTGTTGCCTGAACTGTCTTGATAGTATTCTGGCGCAATTCTCATCAGCGGCATATACTCATTGATTTGTAGTATTTTCTGCACACTGTCATCTTGTCCCAATGCAGGTGCAAATTTGTATTCTGTCATTGGAGTCAAATTGCCATATCTGCCTGCATAAGTTTTTTGATTGTAGGTGATGGTTCTGCCCGTGGTAATTTCTGTTTCAGGCACAATGAATTGATTACAATTTAAATCTGGTCTTTTGGGTTCTGGTAATTTTGGTCCTGGATCTGGATCATCTGGATCCTGTGGTGTGTTGCCAGGAGGAAATGTGCCTGGATTATCTTTTGGATTGGTTGGCGCTTTGGGTTGTGGATCTGGTTCGCTTGGTAAAAAGATTGGAGGATCAACCTCTATCTGTGCACCGGACACAAATGGATACACAGTGGCATCATGTTCCACTGCATCTATCTGCACATTCAATTCACCAGTGATCTGCACACTGATCACTCTGAATGTGACCTGATTCAATTGCAAAACAGGATCTGTTAATCTAATGATATCACCTGGTATAATGTCAATCAATTCGGGTGTGGTTCTAAAAGACACTGTGCGTTGTGCCCTTGATTTCTTATAGATCATTCTTGCAAGATCTCTTGCAATTGCAGGATTGGTCAATGTTGGAAAATTAAATTCTCCAATCAATTCCTCTCCATCAGTGTAGAAAACTGTGGTTGGATCATTGTCTGTGCCTGTGCTCACAATGTCATCTTGATCTGAATACACCACCTGTTGATTGGTAAAAGATTTACCTGGATCCACATAGTTCACAATCACTTTGTTGTATTTGGTGCCTTTGGTTTCTCCACTCAGTGTGATTGGACCCACAAATTCATTGCTGTCCACATCATATGCCACATTCACTGTGCTGGATGTGATATCTGTGGCATTACCACCATCTTCCACAATCAATTTGTATCTGCCATCCACATAAGGCAACAGTGCTCTACAACCTGCCACTAATTCTTTAACATTATCAATCAGTGTTGAACCTGTGTTAATCACAGCATTCATGGTCATTGCTTTGCCTGTTTGTGTGTCTGAATATGTGACTGTTTGATCAAATTTTTCTGCGGCAATTCTAAAACTTTCTGCATCTATTTCATCGTTGGATAATCCACATCCGTATCTGGTGTTTCGCATGTAATCCAATAGACAGTTTGCTGGATTGATACCTGCAAACATTTTGGTTGAAGCACTCACTTCATCTGCTTGTTGTGTGTATGATCCTGATGTGATGCTGTATGAATCTGTTAGATCTTTTGAACCTGGAGTTAACACACTGGTTGATCTTAAATCCATAACTTTTCTGCCTTGCACATGGAATATAACCTGTGGAATACCTCCTGAAAAAACTCTGTTGGTTGATGTGTCAAATGAAAATCTAAATGCCGCATAACACAGTCCTGTGCCTGTTCTCACTTTGGAATTCCATGTGCCTGCACCCCCACCTGTGTTGAACACAGCACTGGGTTCTGGTTTATTGGGATCACCTGTGTATATTTCAAAATCAACTAGATCTTTGTAGATACCTGCATTGATTTTGTTGATGCTTTGTGCCGCTGTTCTTCCAGAATCTGTGGTTTGAAAATTGTTTGTGGTTTTGCCACTGTAGGTAACATCAGCAGGTGTGACCACACGATCATCTATCTTCATCTGTCTAATTCTGTTGATGGGTCCTTCGCATATGGCATATATCACAAAAAGATATTTGTTGTCAGTGCCATTGGTTTCCGCATGCACCACTGCACCTCCCACTTCTCTTTCACCGTACACCACAGGAATAGGCACATTGGTTCCTGATTTGGTTAATTTTACACCATCCGCAACCTGTCCAGGATCAATATCCTGCTGTGGTGCACCAAAAGGTGTGAGCACAAAGTTGAAGGCATCCCCCACAAATGATCCAATCTTTTTGACCACATCGGTGAATCCGTCAATGACTTTATCAACGAATTTTTTAACTTTGTCTCTAAATTTTGAAAACCAACCCATTATGTTTTAATTCCCCATTTAATATCTTCCACTGCCTTGTCAGCATACTGCATAAAATTTTCATATGATTCTCCTCTGCCTCTGCTGAAACCTTGTGGATTTGTTTTTCTACTGTTGACTTTTCTAAAATTTGCAAACTGACTGGCAATTTCTAGAGTGATGGTTGCTGAATCTTGATTGTTGTTCAATTGATAACCACTCACCTTGCCCTTGAAAACAATGTAACTGCCATCACCCGCAGAATCTTCAAACAGTATGTTGTTGCTGGTGTTGATGAAACATCTTTTGATGGTAACTGATTTGTTGATCTGTCCTGACACAGCATAATCTGTGATTGCATTGGTGGCAATAGCACTGAACACAATGTTTACTGTGCTCACTGTGAGATCTCCCACTTCCTGTGTTTCTGAAATTGAAATTAATTTGTCTGTGGCATTATACAGTTGTCCACCCACTGTTAAATTGTAAGGTGCATCTGTAAAGTATTCCACTGTGTTGTCTGATTTTGTGAGTTCCAACAACAGCACCGCAATGATGCTTTTGTTTGCCAGTGTGCTGTTCTGTGTGCTGGTTAAATCTCTGGTCACTACAACACCTCACGCACTTCGATTGTGAAACTTACTGTGCCATCCACATTGTAATTGTATTCAAATGGTGAACTCAATGCAATCATCAAGAACGCCACATTGTCATATGCAATTGTGTGACTGGTAGTTACTGCTTCAACCAAAGGCGGAGTGAATTTTAGTGTTTTTCCTCCTGCACTGTCTCCCCCACTGCTACCAACACCTGCACAATTTTCTGTGATCATGTATGCTTTGTTGTGATTGCTGAATGTGATCATGTCACCTGCTTTAAGTGTAAGTTCTCCTGTGTCTGTGATCACCTCAACTGATGTGGCACCTGCATCTGCATTGGTTTGAACTTCAAGATTGACACTGCCTGTGGTTGTGCCTGAAAAATCACTGATGCCTGGCAACACCACATAAAAATCGTTTAACTGTCCTCTTAATTGTGCAAGGAATGCCTGTATTGCTTTGAAATCTGCTTGAGTGTATGCAATCATTTTCAATGAACCGGTCCATATGGTGGTTGAATTGCTCACACGCACAGTTCTACCACTAGTTGTAGTTGTCACACTCACATTGTCCAATTGTCTAAAATTCACAGACTCAAATTTCACTGTGGTTGGTAGTGTGCTGTTGGGTCCGTTGATGTATCCTATGTTTGCCATTAGTTGGTAATACCTACTCTTCCTTTCCTGTTGAGTGCTTCATTGACCACACCCACAATGGTTTGTCTTCTGTCAATCAACACTTGATCTATGCCTTGTGAATCAATTGCATTGATTGTGAAATTGATATTTACTGATCCACCCATTGCACTGTTTGGAGTAATGGCACCGCCATTTGCTCCCATGGTCAGTATCTCAGGACCAGATTCTCCAACAAGGTAACTTGCCCCTGGTGAAACCTGTCCACCTTTTTGTCTAGGTCCTGTGTACTGTGTGGATTTAATTTTAGCGACTTGAACCGCACCTGTTGCCGCAATCAATGCCGCTACCAAGAAATTACCGGTACTTAATGCTTTCATAACACCTTGTGCTGTGTTTATAATAGCATCTGCTATTGCTAATGCTTTTGCAATTTTAAATGCTTTTTCATTAATCTGAGCTAATTCATTAATTAACTCTCTACCCAGTGCTATCGTTAATCCTTTTTTGTTTTTGCCAAATGCTACTTCAATATCTATTTCTTTGGCCTTGCCTTGTTTAATTAATTCTATTACATCTTCTTGTTCTCTTTTTCTTCTGTCTGCTTCTGCTCTTGCGGCATTTTCTCTTATTTTTGCAATTGCTTTTTGATACTGTTCTTCGCTGATCTTGTCATTGTCTCGCAAAATTTCTAAATTTCTATATTTTTCTTCTTCTCCTTTAATTGCTGGATCTTCAAACACAGTGCCACCAACTTCTTTAGCAATCGACGGTAATGCTTTTTCTGCCGCTTGTAAATCTTTCAGTGCTTTCTGTCTTTCCAACAGTAATCTTAATTCTTTTTCCTGTTCATCGGTCATGCCTTTCAATGCTTTTGCTTTTTGAATATAGATTTCTGCATCTATTTCATTTGCAATTGCATTTGCTTCTAAATTTACAATATTGTCTCTTAATTTTTCTGTGTATTTGCCCAGTGCCGCTTCTAATTTGTCTTGTTGTAATTGTTGTAATTTTTGAGCTGTGGTTAGTCTTCTTGATGCATCAGTGTTTGATTCTAAACCTTGATGTAAACTGTGATTAGCATCTGTTAAAGTGTTTGTGTCTTTTTCTAAAATTCCAAATTTTTGACCTAAACTTACAATTTCATCTTTGAATAACACAATACCACCTACCAACACAGTTGCCGCCGCAATCAATGGATTCGCCATTGCCGCCGCAGTCATTATCCTAATGGCCTTGGTCACATTTGCCACGGTGACACCTAAACCTGCCATAGCAACTTTCAATGCGAATACCTGTTTGACTAAAAATCCTAATGCTAATAATTTGAAAGCAAATTTTAATAAATCCACATTGTCTTTAGCAAACAGTATTGCATTGCCTAAACTTTCACCTATTTGATTTGCAAGATTTTCACTGCCTTCACTGGCATCTATGATTGCTCTTGTGACTTCAGTCAATGCCGCAGTTAATCCGCCTTCACCCACTTCATCTGCAAATATGGCAATTTCATCTTGTAAATTACTGAATGCACCTGTTAATGTTTGTGATTGTCTTTCAATACCACCTGCAAAATCAGTTTTACCAATTCTTTCAATAACATCTATAATGTCCAATCCATTATTTCTAATGGTTGTGGTTGTGCCTTTGAAAATAACTTGCAGTTTGTCACCTTCTGTCTTGACCTTAATACCCAACTGTTTAAGCATTTCAAATTCACCAGTGGTAGCATTGAATACTGCTCTAGCAACATCATCAATTCTTCTTCCCATACCAGCGGCAATATTACCCACACTGGTCATGAAGTCTATAGTTGGGTCTAAACCTGCATTTCTAAATGTAATGAATGCACTGGTTACATCTTGAAGTTGGAATGGTGTGGTTTGTGTGAAATCTTTGATTAAACGGAATGATCTAGCGGCGGCCTCTGTAGAACCCTCCACAGTTACAAGTGTTGCTCGTAGATCCTCAAATTGTCGAATGGTATTGATTAATCCTCTAACAACTGCCGCCGTACCAATGGCCACCAACGCTCCTGCCGCCGCTTTTGCTAATTTTCTAGTGTTGCCTAAACTTTTGTTTAGACCTTCTATATGACCTTTTGCTTTGCCTAGTGCCGCACCTGTTTTATCAACGACGACGAGTTCTAGGCGTACGGTGTCCACCATGGTTCATTCCTTTTTGTTGTTGGTCATGCTGTAATTTAAAATACGAGTTCCACATCTGGATCTCTAGGACGCTGAGTTGCATGACCTCTTCTAATGACTTGCCAAGTGTTTCAGCAATCTTCATAAGAAGAATTAGCTCACCATCCTCTTTTAGTTTTTTTCCACTTCCTCCATAGCGTATTCACTGGTTGCATTATTCAATTGTGATGCAACCTTGATCAACACTTTTGGATCGGCCTGTGTCATCAATTCATTCTTGTCGAATTTTGAAAACATCTGCTTACCATCTGGTGTCAATGCTTTGGCAATGACAGATTCAACCAATGCTTCCACTGTGTCACCTTTGGTTTGCAGTTGAATTATTCTCGATTCAACCTGAAACGAATACACAGGTTTGTAATAAATGTCAGTCTTCCACTCGGGCACAGACATTTTTAGTAGTTCACCATTCAATTTGTTTTTGAAATGGTCTTTGATGTTATTCATTACTGAACTCATCTTATTCTCCTTCTATTTCTTAATGTTGCTCCCAAGGCCTGCCTCACTATGCCTCTGGGTGCTTGTTTGCTACGCCCTCGTTCTAACAGATCAATGTAAGGCACACGGTTTTGGATCTGAATCTGTCTTTCCACACTGCTTGATGCTGTGGGGTTAGTTCCTTGTTTCATTTTCCAACCGCGTCTTGCTCTGCCTTTGTCTATTGGAGTTGCGTCTTTGACTTCCTCCAATAAAGTGTTTGCGATGCGGGTGCTCACTTTGGTCATTTCTCTACTGACCTTGTTGAACACCGCATCTAGATTTTTTAATCTACCAGATATCATTCTGATTACACAGTTGCTTCTACTAAAGGTCCTGTTCCTTGGAATGATACTGTTGCTGTTACCAAGTCATCAAATGATGCTGTTCTTGAAACTGAAGTTAGGATCACTTCACCTTCGTAAACTGCTCCTGATGATGAGTTTGGTATAAATTGCACATGCAAAGTGGCATCGTTTGCTGGATCAAACACAGTTGCGCCTGTTTCTGTTGTGTCATACACAACTTCCATAGTGCCTGTGAATTGATGCAATCCTGCCAAATATGTTCTTGCTCCGTCGCCCATTGCTGTGTTTTCAATTACATCTTTTGTGTGTTCCACAGTCCAAGATCTAACATTCGCCACTGCCGTCATTGCGCCACCGGAATCTGTTCCATACTTCACTGTACCGTTTTCACCTGTAAGTGTTGCCATGATTATTTCTCCTCGTTATTGTTTTTAAAATCATCCTCTGAATATGTCCAATTGTCTTCTTCCAAATCCATTTCACTGTGTTTGATTTGTTCAATTAGATCCTCGTTGGATAATTGTGTTGATTGTTTAACTTCTGGTTCTGCAATTTTCAATTTGCGTTTAGAAGTTTTTTTCGTAGATGTGTTTGAAGTTTTTTCAGTCCAACCTGCATCTAGAAACCTCTGTAATCTGTCTGCTTCTATTTTTTTAGATTCTTGATCTTTGTGTATGGTAATATATTTCATTATACTGCTCCTTTGGTAAATGAATATCTCACTTCCACTGTCATTACAAATTCTCCCAGTGGTGGTGTTCTATCAATCACTTCTATTGTTCTTACTCGTGTCGTACTGGCCCTCGCCTCTGCTAATTCTCTGGTTCTGTCCGCATTGAGTGTTTCTTCTATGCGTTCTATCAATTCATTGCGTTTTTGATCCACAGTGGTGATAGAACCTTGACGGCCATCTGCTCTCACAAATCCTCTGATGGCAACTTCTATGATGCCTCTGCGATAACCACCCATGGCATCGTCTTCTCTGGTTTCATTGCCTGTGGTTATTAACACAGCAGGAAACTGTGTGATTGCCAATTTGTTCACATCAAATGGTTCGCGTGTCACAATGACAGGTTTTGGTGGTCGCATGTCCTCCAATACTTCAATGATGTTTTGTGCTATGTTTTCTCTGTTGCTCATTCTTTACCTTTTTAGGCGCAAGAAATGAGTAGGTTCTCTTTCAGCATCATCCACTGTGCCTGAAGAATCCAAATCATATTCTACACCGTCTCTCAGCACAAGATCCATTTCTCTCTCGTACTCTCGTCTGTAAAATTCCATTTTTCTTTCAAATATGTCCACTGCTTCGTCAAACTTGGCCAATTTAGGGTATATGTGAAAACCCAATGCTTGATAGCATGCCGCTCTGGTCAATTGACTGGCGGTGTATAGATCATCGTCCGGTTCATTTTGTCCTGTGGAAATGTATTTTAAATCATACAGTCCAATCTGTTGAGTAGGCCACCATCTAATACGCAAATCTCTAAACACATCTTGTTGTGCTCTAGAAATTTCGTCAGTGAAGTCTGGTATGCCGTATGACAGAATATCCGGTTCGTATTCAGTGATGTCGCTGATTGTTAAAAGTGTTGCCATGCGAGTTTCTGCTCCATTAAAAATTGATTAAAAACAAGTTCTGCTTGTCAGTTATTTATATCTTTGTGAGTTTTTTGAAAAGATTTACAGGGCAACTGCTTATGCTGAAAACAGTTGCCCCACATTTAAGAGATAAAAAATGTCCGCTGTAAAGCGACAAGTATTTATTTCTGTGTGTGGTAAGAATTGTGTTAAAACTGGGAGAGCGTTAGAAATGAGCAATTACACTCTCCCAGAAAAAAAGTCGTCTATGTCAGACAGTTTTATTTATCACTCAAAAAGAAAGGGCCCGAAGGCCCTTTCAATGTTAAGTTTGTTGAAGGTTAACTTATAGATTATAAGTTAGCGTCTCCAATTAATGCTACTCCGTATTCGTCGAACAATTCAGAAACACCATATGCCCAAGATCCAACGATTTCGTCAGCTCTTAAAGAAGCATCTCTTTGGTTTTCAATTCTGAACTCTCTTTTGATCATTACGCCCAATGCGTCTTGATGGAAAGCACCGCCCACGAATGCGCCTGCTGAGTCACCAGTTACTGTGTTTGATTCCACTATAACAAGATTTGCTATACGGCCTACAAAACCAGTTCTGATTGCCTCGTTAGCAACATCAGAAACATTACCAGAAGCACCAAAAGTGTTTGATAAACTTTTCTTGATCTGGAATGCTTGTTTAGGGTGTAACACACAGTAGATGTCACCTGAAGGCACATTATTTGATCTCAATAATGCTTGGGCCTTAAATAGGTCTTCCACTGTTAACTCTCTTGCGCCTGAACCCACAACATTTGTTGTGAATCCTGTGAAAAGAGCGGCAACATCTTTGTCAAATTGTTCTGCTAGTGCACCACCAATTTGAGTTCCCACTGCTTGTGCCACATTGTCTGTAGCAGTTTCTTTCATAAGATCAGTTAATGTTACCATTACACCTCTCTCTGAAGCAGTGATTGTTTTAGATGTTGTCACATCAAAAGTGGCATTAGTTAAATCTGCACCATCTGCTGGTGAAGACACTGCCACTGTTGGGTAGATTGGCACACTTGCTGTTAAACCAGGTGTTCCAACCATGTTGTAGTTACGGATCAGATTTCTCATCACCGATTTTTCGTTTAATTGGTAAAGTCCCGCTTGAGTAATATTGTTATACAACGCGGTACTTGCCACTGTATCAAATGCATTTGTTGCTGGCATTTTGATTCTCCTTGGTTAGTTAAACACGAATACCTTTAGATTTCATTATTTCTTTGTAACGAGCTCTATGTTCAGGTATACTCATGTTAAGTTGACTTATATCATTTGTGGCCAACGATTCTTTACTGCCCTGTCCTTGTCCTACACCAGAACCTTTTGGTCCTGCTGAAACAAAGTGAGGATTAGATTGAAGAAACTCATTCACCAAGTCTTTCACTTGTATTGGATCACCTGCATCATTGTAACGCACTTGTCCTGTTTTTAAATCAATCACATCCACTGTGCCTGCTTCATTCAACTTCAGTTGATTTTTGAGCAATTGTGTAACCTGATTAGGGTTAATTGCTCTGGCGTTGGACGCCTCTGATAGCAGTGCACCATCAACCTTGATAGAAGTCAGTTCTGACTGATACTGTTGGATTTTAGAAGTGAATTTTTCCGCTTGTTCTTTCAACAATTGTTCAAATTGACCTCTTTTTTCCAACTCTATCTGTCGGGTCTTTTCTTCCTTCTCGATCAACTTTTGATAGTGATCAACATCTATGCTTCCATACTTTTTTTCGTATTTGGCACGCTCCCTCTGTACTCTTTCTGCCACAATCTTGTCTAAATCTTGTTGACTGAAAGTTTGAGTTTTGGTTTCTTCTTGAACCGTTGTGGGTTCTGCCTGCTCTTTGATTTCAGGTGCAGTGTCCTGAGATTTTACCGCTTGTATTTCTGCGTTCATTATGTCCTCCTTTTATAATGAGTTGAGTTGACTCCCTGTCCAATGACAGTAACAGTGTTATTTAGCGATTAGCGTTTTCTTTTGCCTCGCATTGAACCTTTTGAAGATTTTTTGTTCTTGTTGGGTTTTCTTTTTCCTCGCATTGCCATGATTATGCTCCTTGTTTGTTGGGTTTCATTATGACATCGCTTCTTAAATGATGTGCAATGTGATAATTCAGTTTCAACAACAGATCAATCACTGTTTGATTTTCGTTGCGTTTGTTTTCAAACATGATGACTGGTCTGCTGATCATAATTGTATTTAATGCACCTCTAATCACTTCCAATTCACCCTGTTCCACATCAATCTTGATCAAGTCAACACCTTGCAATTTGAAACTGTCCAGGGTTGTGCCTTGCACTGTGTGACTGGTGGTTTCTTGCCATTTGGATTGTCTTCTTGGTGCCACACTGCCATGTGCAGGATTGTTTGTGATGTTGGGTATTTGCAATGTCACTGTGCTTTCATGATCCATCAATGCACACTGATGTGCCTGTATTTTTGTATTGGTAATTAATTTTTTAAATGTGTTAGGATTGGGTTCAAATGCCACCACTGTGTCAAACAGATCCACAAATGGATGACTGGTGTCACCATCATTGGCACCCACATCTACATATGTGCGTGTTTGTTTGCAGTGTGGTATTGCAAACCTACTGATCAGTGTTGAGCTCATTTTGTATCCTTTTATAGATTATGTCTGTGCCCATTTTGTTTCCATATTTGCCTTTTTTTGGCAATGTGTCCATTTCAGCAATCACTGTGTGTGTATCACCTATCATGTCTATTCTCATAAATTCAAACATTTCTCCCAAGGCCAATGCTCTGTCAATCTGTGTGGTCCAATTTGCAGGTTTTGTAAAATTACCTTTTCTGCTGTTGACCAACACAAAACCCAAATCATTTCCATCTATGTCCACGATGTTTTCGTATTCGTCTTTTATGGATATATCTGAAATAACCTGTGTGAATATGTGTTTGCCCTTGTAGATAAAATGTTTATAATCTATTCTGCTGTGGATGTTAGGTTCGCTAAAAAATATTTCATCCATGTTTGCATAATCATAAATTTTATATTCCTTCCTATTCAAACTTTTGTTTCTAATCCAATTGACCAGTTCTTTGTATGATTGAATGCCATTGCGACCATTACGATTTACTGTGACATTATTGTTGATTACTCTTGCATTGGCACCACTGTACAATCCACATTTGATCCAATAATCATCATGTTTTGTCATATTGTAAACTGTGTCGATGTCTTTGTCTGCAAAAAGTGTTGGTGCACACCAATCCCCATAATTTTTTTTGATGTGTTGTTTCATTGTGTATTTGTTTTGCATCACAGCATACAGAGGAGATTGTGTGCTACGGTGATGACATGATTGAATCAATTTATTCAGAGCAAATGATTCATATCCTAAATCATACTGCAATCGATTTTTGCTGGCGATGTTTGAACTATAAGGAGGCATTATTAATCAGTGCTGAGCTCATCTGCGTTTGCCACGATAACCTGCGGCCCTGATTGCTCTGCCTTGTCTTTCTGCTTGTTTTTTTGTTTTGTAAATTTTACCACTGGTGCCCCAACGGTATCCACCCTTGACTTTTCTAACTGGCATGATTACTCCTGATTTAGTAATTGCTGTTTCGCTGTGTTGATGTCTTCTTGTGTGATTTCAGAATGCAGTTGCAGTATCTGTTGATCTGTGTAACCTTGCATGATCATTTCTTTGATGTGTGCTGATCTGTCAATGGTTGTGGTTACTGGATGTTCCATTTCCTCTTCTTCATCTTCCAAATCCATGGCATCATCTTCCATCACAGTTCTATAAATTTTCTTGTCTATTTCTGCATTGATTCTAGGATCTGATATGTTGGATTCTTTGGCCATCTTCAATATTGAAATGTCATTTGCTCTGTCCTGTATGGAAAATGATCTTGGATATTCTATTTCACCATCAAATGTGGTGCCTTGATACAGTGCATACAATCTCCATATCTGTTCTTCTGCGTGTTCAAACTGTGCGGCATAAGTGGCCAATTTACTGCTCAATTGACTGAACTCTGATGATATGGCAACTCCTGATAATCTTCTAGACTCTGGAGATCTAATTCCGCCTAGGTGGTTGGTTCTGTCAATGGATTCAATTTTTTTCTCCATGGCACTCAACACAGATTCTATTGATGCACCTGATGGTTGTAGCAAGAAAGGTTTTAGATTGCCATCCAAATTTTGTGGCATCTGTATGATTGAACCTGCACCTGCTGATGCTTCTGTGTCCACAGTTTTTACCAAAGTGGGATGATTGGTCAATCTCACAATCTGTTCTATTTCAGATGAAAATTCGAACAGTTCTCTGCAGATGTCCGCCGTGTCTCCCAATGGTGAAACACCAATGCCTCTGATGGGTGATCTCTGTGCATACACACAAACTGCTGGCACTCGGCCCAATTCGTTTGGCATGGTTTCCACATATTCACCTTCTTTGCGATCATTGATTTTGTAAACATTGATTTCATCTGGTGTGTATTCTCTGATGTATTGTGTGCCACCAATAATTTCTTCTTTGACCTTTAGATAGGTTAGACTGTAAAATCCGTTTGATTGTCTTTCATATTTCCAATCCAAAACATCCATGGGTTGAAACAGTGACACATAAGGTCTGATTTCCTGTTCTAATTCTTCTGCTCTGGTCATTGCTTGACTGTTGATTTTGTCCACAATTACCCAACAGTGACCATACACCATGCTCCATGTTGCCAGGTCTTGTAGCAGTTGTGTAAATGATCTGCCATCCAAATCACAATCCTGCATGAAGGCATTTACATTGGGTTCAGTGGCAAGATTGCCCATGTATCTAACAGGTTCTTTTCTAAATAAAAATGAATTGAATATCGAGGCCACACTCTTCACATGATTGTCGTAACCCACCATTCTCAATCTTTTTTCGTAATCATCTCTTGATTCGTAGTAGTATGGTTCTAGATATTTGCCCAAGAAATAGTTGAAACCACCGTAGTATGAATCCTGCAAAAACTGCCATCTGTTCACAAATGTTTGATATGCTTCATGTGTTTCCACAATGTAAGACGCATAGTTTCTTGTGTCACCTTTGATTAATCTGTCTCGTATAACTGCCATTATCTAACTCCTTGTGTTGTTTTGCTGAATGACCATCTTGTGGGTTGTTGAATATCAATTTCTCTTTTCACAGGATACAAATAATCAATCAAATAACCCACAGCATCCGACATGTGAGTGTTTTCTGTGTTTTCTACTTGATAAGAATTTTCTCTGTACTGTAGAGATTCTAAACTTTTGATAATCTGTTTGCATTTTGGATCTATGAACACTGATCTGATTCCTTGTGAGTTTTTTAGTTTACTATTTACAGCATTGACCCTGTCTCTGATGGGCGGATTGGCATTTTTGTAATGCACATTGAATCCTGCATTTTGCAATATTGAAATGTCTGTTCTTCCACCTGCAGATGTTCTTCTCTGTTTGCCTGCCGCATCTGGATACACATGGATTCTTGAATTTGGATATCTTCTTTTCAATTCATCACATATCTGTTCTGTGCTGGATTCATTGATTGATATTTCATCAATAAAATATAAACAATTGTTTTGAATCACAGATATTGCCACACTGAATGGTGAATAGTTGAAGTCCATACCACAGTGTATTTGCATTTTTTCTAAACCACTGCATGGTTTAACCACTTCTGATCTATCAAAATTATAATACACACTGCCTGCATATGTTAAGAATGTAGATTCATATTCTTGTTGGTATGTTCTTTCATCCAAATCTCTTTTTGCATCTTCTAATTCTTTTTGATCAACAATTCCACCATCTATGGTCTTGAAACTGAATGCGTCCCAATCATCTGTGTGTTTTGCTGTGCTGTACATTTGATGTGAAAAAGATCCAACACCTTTTGGGGTGCCTATGAACAATGCTTTGCCTTTTCTGTCTGACAGTGTTGGTCTCAAAACATTTTTCCACAATTCTTCATCTAAATCTTGATATTCATCCATCACTAAAAAATCTAATCCAACACCTCTTAACCCGTCTTTGTTCTCTGCACCTTTCAGTGTGATTTTAGATCCTGATTTTAATCTTAATGTTAATTCTGCTTCATTGCTTTGTTCCAACCACTTGTATTCTTTCAACATGTTCTTCAACTGCTCCCACACAATGCCTTTTGCTTGTCGATAACTGGGTGCCACATACCATACATTTTTGTTCATGTCACTGGCATGTCTCATCAATTCACATATGGCCACAAAAGTTTTTCCAAATCTTCTTCCGCACACAGCAGTTCTAAATCTTTTGTTTGAATTTACAATTTCACCCTGTGCTTTGCTCAATTGAATCATTATTTGTCCTTTTCAGTTTTTATTGTGAATTGGAATGGCAATGGTTGTTTGTCCTGTGATTCCTGATGTTGATCTTTTTGACCACAATAGTTTTTTCCTAGGTGAATCATCATTTTTACATCACCTTTTTCTGCTTTTTCCATCTGTAACTGTTTGATGTGTGCTTTGCCCAGCAATTTGCCTTTTTCGTAATATTTCTTGTATTTTCTGTCCAAGGTGGTTGTGGTTATGCCCACACTGGTGCAAATCTCAATCTTTGTGCATTGATTGAACGCCAATCTTTCTATTTCTTTCACATCTACAATCTTTTTGGGCATTATATCTGTCTCTCCAATACTCGGATTCTAAAATTTCTAGAATCTTGCAGTGCATTTCCTGTAACAATTTTGAATTCTATGTTGTAGATGTTGCCTGCTGTGCCACCTGAAATAAATGCTGTGGCAATGTAATCTGTCTTGGTGGTTGAATCAATCACCAATGGTGCGGCATCACCTGAAATGGTTTGTGCTGTGACTGACAGTGTGCTGATGGTGTCTCCTGTGGGCATCCAATTGGTCCAGTCTAATGAATAGTCTAGAACTGCATAAGGATCCTTGTCAATGTATCCTCCGACTCTGTCTTGTTTGTATCCTGTGAGTGTTGCCATCTATCCTTCTCTCCTGTCTATTGCTGATCCTGCCACATCCACCAGATCCAATGTTTGAACTTCCAATTGTCTGGTTTCTGAAGGTATCATGTATGATCTTGTTTCTTGTTCTAAGATATTTATACGGGTCTCTGTCTTAATGGAATGAATTCTAAAAGGATCCAACACAAATTCCCTTGCAAAACTGGTTGTGATGGTGCCTATGTTGATCACAACAGGACCTGCACCTATAAACACACTGGTGTTTGGTGGTGTTATGTCTGCGTTTAATGAAATGTTTGCAGTGCTTCTAAAAATGTCAAGAGGTTCCTCAACTGAAGTAGAAATAGTGACAGGTATGGTGATATCTCCAAATGTGCCACTCAATGCCGCTCCTGAGAATCCAAACACCTGTTGTAATTCTGCTGTGCTGAGTTGAACTCTGCCTGGTGCAGAAGTCAATTGTAAGTTTGTGGTGATGTCTGCTGTGCCCAGTGTGGTTAGTTGTGTGTCTGCTGTGGTGCTGATGCTACAATCAATCTGTGCTTGTGCCAATTGTCCCACAATGCCATCCTGCACTGTGACTGTGCCAATGTTGATGGTAGTTTCGCCTTGTGCTGTTAATATGGCATCTGCTGTGGTGGTAATGGTGGCCACAGTGAGTGTTTCACCTTCTCTCTGTGCTGTTGCTGTGACAGAAAAACCTGTGTCACCCTGTATGGATGCTGTTGCTTGTTTTGTTAATGTTGCTGATTGAGAAGTGGTTACAGCAACTGAAATGTCGGATTGCACTGGTTGGAAAACCAATGCATCTGCTGAGAACCCTGTCCAGTATTCCTGTGTGGGAGTCTGCCATGTGCCCATCTCGTCCCATGAACGATCGGGTGCAAGAAACAGATCAGCAGTTGCAGACACATCGAATGTGATCTGAACATAACTGTCTGTGACATATCCCTCCTGGACATACCTGATGTCTGCCATCTAGGTTCTCCCGGTGATTATGACAGTGTTACTGTGATAGAATTTGTAGAAAATTGTAGACTGTCTGAATCAGAAACTGTTTTTGCAGTTGCTAAAGATCCATACACAATCACTTCACCATCGCCTGCAGAATCCGTTTGGTCTTTGTCAAGGATGGCCAATGCAACTATTTCCCCCCAATCACCGCCTGATGCTGTGAAAGTGACTGAACCTGCTGAAGGTCCTTGTGCTTGTCCACCAGATGCCGCTCCAAATGTGATAGATTGTCTGCTGTATCCGTTGCCTGCTACTTCGTTGGTTAGTATTCCTTGTTCTAAATTTTCCAGTGTGTTTCCTGTGGAATCTGATGCTGTGAACAGTGCCACATACACCGTTGCGGGTGATGTAAGACTTGCTGTACCCAAAATATGATCCAGGATCTTTACTTCATATGAATTTGACGCACTCATGTGTTTCTCCTTTGATTTTTGTTATAACACGATTATTTATTGTGTTAACTCAATTTTTCGAATATGGTTAATGTTTGTGACAGTATTTCTCTTTCTGTGACATTGTTCCAACTGATCGCCATTTCAAATGTCTCACCTGCTGTGATGGTTCTCACTCTTTTGCTGACTTCAGTCAATCTCAAATTGAATGATGCATTTGCTATGGTGCTGGATTGTGCCTGTATGAGACCAAGATCCTGTTGGCCTGCACTGTCCTGTCCATTAATTTCTGATGAAGTGCTGGAATTTCCTGTTAAACTGACACCACCCACGAATGTGTGTGTCACAATGTATGTGCCTGCTGTGAGTTGAAAAGAATTCTCACTGGCACTGTCACCTGTTAAATTTTGTATGAGATTGTTGGGATCTCTCAGCACTTGAAATGAGGATGCCACTGTGCTGTCTGAGACACCTTGTCCCAAACCAATATTGCTGTTGGTGGTCAAAAGATATGCTGTGGGTGTGCCCAATGATGTGGAGGCGACCTGTTCCCATACACCTGAAGATGATGAATATTGTAAAAGATCTCCATCTGTGGGTGATGAAATATTGAATGTGTCAATGATGTCATTCACATTGTCGAAATTCTGTTTAATGTCTGCACGAGCTGAACTGATTGAGTCGGAACCCGCATCAACATTTGTGGTACTTGCTTTTGATCCTGATGGCCATGTAGGCATTGTTGTTCTCCTTTATGCTATTTATTATGCTGGTGGATCGTCTGTGATTGTGGTTGATCCATTGGTGCCATCGCCGTGTATCAATAACTCTGTGCCTGCATCTGATTCAAATGCCGCTGTGGGCACTGTGAGTGATGTGCCTGAATATCTTGCAAAACTTGAAATTCTGAATTCATCCACATAACCTGGTGGTGTGTAATTCTCTGCTCCAATTGAGTTGTGCCATATACGCATTTCTGTGTGTGCATAATTGTTGGTGTCTGCATAATCTGATCCCACCTGTGAACCATCCACAAACAATCTTGTGACACCTGATTCTCTCTGCACCACAATGTGTTGCCATGTGTTGGCACTCAAACAGTTTAGTGCTGTGATTCTGTTGGCAGTGTTGTAAAAATATAGATCATCTGCGGCACCATCTGAGGGATATGAGTATATCAATATTTTTGTCAAAGCACTGGAACCTGCTCTGAAGTCTATGGCGAATCTGTCCAATGCAGTGAGATATTGGAACCATTCAATGGTGAAGTCACCTGTGCCAAAGTCTAAATTGTTGGTGGCATTATCTGATATTGTGATATAATCACCTGTGCCATCCATGTAGATTGATGATCCACCAAATTTACTCTGACTGGTTGAAATTTGTGTGTTGCCTGACAATGTGAGAGACATTGAGTCTGATGATCTATTACTTGGATCATCTAAGATTGCTCTGCTACCATTGGTGCCATCACCATGTATCAACAGCAGTGTGTTGGCATCTGGTGTAAATGCTGTGGTTGTTGGTGTGAATCCTGAGGTGTATCGTGCTGTGTCTGAAACTCTGATTTCATCCATGTAACCTATCATCTGTGTTGATGTGGCGCCGTTGGATCCAAACCACAGTTGACCTGAATCTGCGTAAGAATCGCCTGTGGCATCATATGTTGTGGTGGATGCCACACCATCCACATACAGTGTGATGATGTTGCTGGCCTTGACCAACGCCACATGATACCATGTGTTGGTGCTGGCACCGTTCTGGTGATTGATTGTGGGGTTACCATGACCTGAACCCAAATACTGGAATGGATCTCCTGCCACATCGCCTCGCATACTGACCACCCAACCAAATGCGCCAAATGTGGTTTTTCTGTTGGAGAATATGTAGTCCACTGAATTAACAGCATCATGACGCACGAATGCTTCAATGGTGTAGTCACCATCAAACATGATGTCACCCAAATCTGTTCTGCTGGTTGGTTTGATGATATCACCGTTAGCACCCAATCTTATAGAAGCACCGCCAATTTGAGATTGTGTTGTGCTGATCTGAGCATTGCCTGCCACTGTGATTGTGACTGATTCTGATGTTCTTGTTGATACAGGTTCAAAAACCCTTGCCAATGTGTTTAATCTAAATGCGCCTAATGGCATGTGATCTCCTTATGAGAAGTTGGTTGACAGTGAAGCATAATAAGTGCCACCTGCATAAAAAATGGTCATGATATCTGTGGCGCCACCTGCTGTGCTCAGTGTGCTAGTACCACCTGCAAACAGCATTCTGTTGGCAGAATCCAAACTTTCAGAGAATGTTCTATTCCCTGTACCGTCTTGATGTATGATCAATGTTAAACTTTGTCCGTTTGCCACACTGTTGAATCCTCCAAATGCCACAGCACCTGTCAGAGTGATTTCCTGCACATTGCCGTTGGCCACATCTGGTGTGATGGTTGCCGCATAACTCAATTGATACACAGTTTCTGAATAATCTTTAAGATTGATCTGACTGAGTGTTTGATCACCACCCACCACTGGTTGGTTGAGTGGATTACTGAATGCCACTGTGAATTCACCTGCTGAATCTGGTTGTGTGATGGTGATGTTGTCACCTCCCACAATCTGTGTGTCTATGATATCTGATGTGAGTGCGAATGTGCCTGTGCCACCTGGAATAGTGTGAGTGTTAATGGTGCCTGTGATGTCAGCATTGCCATCTATGTCCAAACTGTCTGCTTGTAATTCTCCTGTGATATCAACACCATCTGATTTTGTTGTGAATTTTAAATTGTTGTCATAGTAAATTGCCACTCCGCCATTCTCTGTGGCAGTAATCATCAATTCACCTGTTGAACCGTTGATGGATACTGTGCTTCCTGTGATGGCATTGCCATTCACTGCTAAATCACCACCTAATGTTGGGGTGGTGTCTGTGCTGATGTCCAATGCTTGATGTTGCCACACACTGGTAGCAGAATTATACACAAGATAATCATTGTTTGCCGCCGCCGCTGTGTCCACATCTTCTGCATCTTTGATTCTTCTTGAAAAAGTTGGTCGCACC